GCAGTTCCTGGAGGACGTTCTCTAATGTTTACCAACCGAGTCAGACAGGCCATTGCGGCCACCCTCCAAGGCCTGCCGCTGTCCGCGACCGTGGAAGAGTTCACCCCGCCGAAGATCGAGTTCGACATGGAGTCCATGTCCGGCGGGCGCTTCATTGCCGAGGAAATGGCCAAGAGCGGCAAAGTGCTCAACGCCAAGCTGATCCTGCAAGGCGCCGGCCCGGAAATCATGCTGGCCCTGGGCGTGCGGATGGGGGACGACATTCTGCTGAACGTGCGTGAAGCCGGCCAGGACCAGGACGGCAAGACCTACTTCACCTACCACACCGTGGGCGGCAAGCTCAAATCCCTGGAGGAGGCAAAGCTGAAGATGGGCGAGAAGGCCACCACCACGCTGGAGTTGTCCTGCCGCACCTATAACCGCCTGGAAAACGGCATTTCGGTGATCGACATCGACGTGCGTACCCAGAAGTTCGTCCTCAACGGCGTCGATATTCTGGGCGACGCCCGCCGCGCGGTGTTGATGCCGTAACCCCTCGGGGGCGGGTTCGCTCGCCCCCATACTTGACCAAGGAATTGCCCCATGGCCTGGATGCCACCGCTGCACCTCCTGCTGGCCCCGATCACCGCCGACACCGGCGCGACGATCGAGCAGGTGCAACTCAAACCGCTGTACTACGCCGCGCAAAAAGACGCGCTGGCCCGGGCCGGTGATGACGAGGACGACCAGTTCTTCGAACTGGCGAAACTCGCCACCGGCCTGTCGGAAAAAGAGCTCGACCAACTCAAGCGCCCGGACTACGTAAGCATCGCCCAATACGTACATGAAATGTCGACGCGCCCGGCGTCATTCTTCCTGCAAGCGCCCGAAGCTGCGACCCACGACCAGCCCGTCCACCTGCTGTTGCCCCTCGACGCGGCCGGCCGCACCTGGACCGAGCTGCCCCTGGAAATGCCCGCCCTGCGCGCGACCAAAGTGATGAAAAAACTCGCCACCAACAAAGAGCGCGCCGAGTTCATCACCGCCCACTGCACTGGCCTGATGATCCCCGATCTGGCCGGCCTGACCGTGCCTGACTGGACGGAATTGCAGGAGCGCATCGATGATTTTTTAAACAAACCGGCGGACTTCTTTCGGAGCGCGACATCGAAGTGATCCTCGACGTGGTGCCGCTGATTTACTCGGTCAATGAAGCGGAAATCCTCGACTGGGACGCCGGAAAAGCACTGCGCCGCTACGACATCGCGATCAATCGCCTTGGCGTTAAACAGGAGTAAGCGGGATGCAAGAGACTCAATACGAGATCAGGCTCGCCGAAGAAGACAAGCGCTGGATGACCTTTGCGGCCCTGTCCAACGAGGCGACACTCAACAGTGTGCTGACCCCCCTTCCTGATAGTTTTGTCGGGCCTTCCAGCCTGGATGCCGAACCGCAGCCATCGTCGGAACTCGGCCTGGCGCTGGTCACGGTGAGCCTGGATATCAACGCCTTGACCCTTGAGCAAGTGCGGTTGCGCGAGACGTTGGAAACGCTCAACAGCACATTATTCATTACCAGTGATTCACTGGCGCTCAGGACGGTCGAGACCGTCTCGCAGGCGCAGAACAGTCAAGCCAAGGAGCCGCCGCCGGCCGCCGACTCCTGGGTCGACAAAAGCCTGCAGTTCGGGGCCGATGCGGCGAAGACCATTGCCAAGGATGTGGGCTCGAGTTTGTGGGATACGGCCAAGAGCAGGGTCTCGGGCAAGGCCATCGATGCACTGGCGCAAAAGTTTCCCAAAGCCGGCAAGTGGCTCAAAGACGACAAAGACAAGGGCACCGACAAGGACAACGACAAGGACTGCTGCTGCCGCGGCGAGTCTCTTCGTGGCGCCGTTACCCCGAGCATCATCTTGCCGCCTGGCTATGAGCGTTCTGGCGGGAAAAAGACTTCCGCGAAAAAGACCGCCAAGTCGACGCGGTGGCGGGAGTTGCCCGTCCCCCGTGGCCTCGGCCCGTTGAAGTATGCCGACACCGCCATCAATGTGATCCAGGGCATACGCGATGGCGACGCAAAAGCAGTCACCACCGGCCTGTCTACGGCCGGTGGTGCCTGGGCCGGCGCCTCTGCCGGCGCGGCCATTGGCACCCTGGTTTTGCCTGGCATCGGCACGGCTGTAGGCGGCGCAATCGGCGGCTTGCTCGGCAGTGAAGCGGGCGCTTGGCTTGGGGACAAACTGTTCAGCCCCGCTGACCGCCTGCCCGCACCCAATGCCGTCAGCAAGGAACTCAACAGCGCATGCACGGACAATGTGCAAGTCACCCTGGCCCCCAGCATCCAGATCACCGGCGTCAACCCCGCCGATGCCCAGCAGGTGGTCAATCAGGTGATCCAGGCTCTGCAATTCCAATGCCTGCCGATGCTCTCCGACACCCTCGGGGTTCGGCGCAATGCGGCACTGGCCGATCCAGGAGGTGATTGATGCGACAACAGATGGTGCTGGGCGATTTTATTTTTGGGCTCGCCCGTGGGTTTGCCTATTCCTCGCTGACCCGTAACAGCGACGGCGGCTGGGCTGACCTGGCGATTATCGCGAGCAAACCGCAGTCGCGGCAGAACGGCCAGAAGCTGGAAAAACTCACCTTCAGCGGCACGGCGATGTACGGCGTGGGCATGCAACGCCTGGACGAGTTGCGCGCCCTGCAAAATCAACGCGTGCCGCTGCCTCTGGTGGATGGCATCGGCCGCAACTGGGGCCTGTGGCGGATCAATTCGGTGATGGAAACCCAAAGCAACGTGATCGATGACGGTACCGCCATGCTCATGACCTGGAGCCTTGAATTGGAGGAATTCATCAATGCGTAGAGTGCGAAGTATTGCCGGTGATTCGGTCAACCTGCTGCTCTACCGCGAGCTGGGGCGTTGCGATGACGCCGCGGAAGAAACCCTCTGGCGCTTGAACCCCACGCTTGCCGAATACGGCCCGGTGCTGCCGGCTGGCGTGTGGGTGATCGTGCCCGAAATGGCTTCGCGGCCGGCGGCGCTGCGCTTCGTTTCGGCGTGGGATTAAGAAGGAGGCTACATGGCTCAGGGATTTACGCCCATTGTGGAGTTCTATGGCGCCAACGCGGCGCTGCTCAATCAACGTCTGATGCACTGGAGCCATACCGACGCGGCGGGCCTTGAGTCCGACCGCCTTGAACTGACGCTCAACATCGAGGGCCTGGAGGGCCTGCCCAGTCTGAGTGGCAAGATCGGTTTGCGCGTCGGTTATCAAGAGTCCGGCTTGGTGGAAAAAGGCGAATTTGTCATTACCCAGCGCACGCCGGTGCTGTTTCCCATGCGCTTGCTGATCGTCGCCACCGCGGCGCCATTCAGCGCGGGCGATGCCAGTGGTTACCGCCAGCGTCGATCCGCCAGTTATGGACCGATCAGCCTGGGCGCGCTGTTTCGCCAACTGGTCAGCCGCCACGGCTATTCGCCGCGGGTGGCACCGGCGCTGGAGGGCATTGCGATTGCCCACATCGACCAATCCAATGAAAGCGACATGGCGTTCATCACCCGCCTTGCCAAACGTTATGGCGCCGTCACCAAACCGATCAACGAACTGTACGTGCTCGCCGAGGCCGGGCAGGTCAAGTCACTCTCCGGCCTGCAACTGCCGGACGTGACACTGTCGGTCACCGAGGACAATCGCCCCGGCGATCAAGCATTCATCACCGCCAAGCTCGACGAAACCTCGCGCGCCAAATACCAGGGCAGCCGCGTCACCTGGTGGGATGCCGCCGCGGGCAAGCAGCGGGTGGTTCAGGTCGGGGTTGCGCCCTTCAAGACCTTGCGCCAGCGCTGCCAGAACGAAGCCGAGGCGCGGGCGGTGGCTGAGGGTGAATTGCGCCGCGTGGGCCGTGAAGACCTCAAGCTGCAGATCGATTGTCCGGGGAACCCGCTGTTATCGGCCGAAGGGCTGTTGCTGCTGGATGACACCTGGCCTTCCTACATGCAGGGGCGCTGGTCGATCACCAAGGTGACGCATGTCGGCGACCCGGTGACGGGCTATCGCAGTTCGGTCACGGCCGGCGGGTTGTCGGCGTAGTACCTTTTACGGAGTAGGCACCATGCTGATAACACTGCCCCAGCTTCTTTACATCATGCCGGGCGCTCGCCTCAGCGCGGGCATTTTTCTATCCCCGTTAAATGCGGCATTCGCTCGCTATGCGATCGACAATCCGAAACGCCTCGCCGCCTGCCTCGCCCAGATCGGCCATGAATCCGGCGAATTGCGCTACGTCCGCGAACTCGGCAGCGATCAATACCTGAGCAAATACGACACCGGCCCCCTGGCCGTTCGCCTGGGCAACACCGCCGACGCGGATGGCGACGGCCAGAAGTACCGGGGCAGGGGGCTGATTCAGGTCACCGGGCGTCGCAACTATTTAATCTGCAGCCAAGCGCTGTTTGGCGATGAGCGCCTGCTGCTGCAACCGGAACTGTTGGAGCAGCCGCAATGGGCCGCCGAATCCGCCGCCTGGTTCTGGCACAGCAATGGCCTGAATGAACTGGCGGACAACGACCAGTTCACCACCATCACCCGGCGTATCAACGGCGGGCTCAACGGCCTGGAGGAGCGTTTGCGCTTGTGGACGCGTGCGAAGGCGGTGCTATGCGTTTCCTAGCGGCCTGGCGCCTGATCGGCGTGTGCCTGTTGAGCGCGCTCGTGTGGCAGGTGCAAGCCTGGCGTTATGGTGCGCAGCTTGAGGCGCAATCGGCGGCCCAGGCGCAGGCGCTCAGCCAGCAAAGCCAGGTAGCTTTGCGCCAGCAACAGGCGCAGCAGGACAAACGGCTGGCGCTTGAGCAACAACTCAGCGCCATCGACCAACAACATGCTCGGGAGTTGAGCGATGCACAACGTCATCAGGCCGCTCTGCGTGATCGTCTGGCCACTGCTGATGTGCGGTTGTCAGTCCTTCTCGACGCCAGCGACAGCGCCAGTGGTTGCGCAATGCCTGCCGCCACCGCCGCCGGCGGCGTGGTTCATGCAGCCCCGCGAGCCCGACTTGACCCGGCGCATGCTCAGCGAATTATCGCCATCACCGACGACGCGGATAACGCCGTGATCGCCTTGCGCGCCTGTCAGGCGTATGTGCGGGCCATCGTGCGTTAGTGTCTTGATGCACGCTGCAACTTGCATGGCCGATGGGCTCATGTAGGGTAGGCCAATACCCGCTCACTCCAGGAGACCTCCGTGAAAGAAATCACCCAACTGGCCGCTGAACTGGGTCGACGTCTACAGGTGCTCAATGCCCACGTCACCACCGCCGAGTCCTGTACCGGCGGCGGCATCGCCGAAGCCATCACGCGCATACCGGGGAGTTCGGCGTGGTTCGAGGCGGGATATGTCACCTATTCCAACCGGCAGAAAACTCGGCAGCTGGATGTGCCGGAGGCACTGTTCGGCAAAGTGGGGGCGGTCAGCCGCGAGGTGGTGGAGGCCATGGTCAGGGGCGCCCAGGAAAAAAGCCTGGCGCGCTTTGCCGTGGCGGTCAGCGGCGTGGCCGGGCCCGATGGCGGCTCGCCGGAAAAACCGGTGGGCACGGTATGGCTGGCGTTCGGCGTGGGTGACGAGGTCACGGCCGAGCGCCAGCACTTCCCCGGCAACCGCGATGAGGTCCGCCGACAAACGGTAAAGGCCGCGCTAGAGGGCTTGTTGCGACGAGCTGCAGCAGAAATAGAAAATCAGGGGTAGGCGATCTCCGA